GTCCCCCATATTAAGTCCAGTAACGATAGTACCGCCAGTAACTGACATACCATTCAAAAGACCAGATACGAAGAAGTTACCGTTTTGGTCTTCTACTATAACGTGAGGATGACCGAAAGAAATTAATTTAAGTTCTTTGTGGTCTTCTTTTGTTAGTCTAGGTAATGTAACCTCGAGAACTTGCTCAAAAGCAGTAGTTCCGTTTTCCATAGAGGATTGAATGTTCTGCGTAAAAGATGAAGAGAAATGTACTTCATACTTATAGGCACTAAAAGTTCCAGCAAGAGTATCAATTACATCTGTGTCTGTTGCGTTGTAATCAATTCCAGTAAAATCGCCATAGTCAACAAAATAGATGTTCTTAATTCCCCCAACCGTGTCCTTACAAGGCTTCAACCTTCCAAGTGATAAATTTTCACAAGCCATAATTATATGTTGGTTTTATATTATTAAATTAGTTTTGTTTAAGGGGTGGTTTAATCCACCCCTTTAAACATTAAGTATTATGCGTAGTAAACTACTTCAGAACCGTAAGCATAGTTTACGTTAGCCGTGTAACGCATCACAAAACGTACATTTTGTGACCCATCCAAATCAGCCATATCAAGAACTTTTACCTCATTCCAATCTGACATCAAAGACGTACCGAAGAAAAGGTTACTGGCTTGTGCGGCAACCATTTTGTTTGAAGGAAGACCTTCAGCTAAAAAGATTTTTACACCATCGAAAGCTAAATCACCAAGAACTTGGTTGTTTCCACGACCTTCGAAACCGTTAGCCCCAAGACCAGAAGCACCGAATCCTCCTAATGCACGAACATAAGCACGATAAACATTCTGTGGAACGTAGATAAACAAGTCTTCTTTTCCGTAGATAGAAGCTGGAATAGCATCAATAACTTTACCCATTTCCTCAATTACGTTAGCAGCAGTAACAGTAGTACCAACTACATCAACAACAGTCCCATCAGCAGCAAAACGAGCCAAGAAGCCATCATATTGACCAGCAGTAGCCGTAGCACCTTGCCAGATGATAGTCTCGTTAGCAGTAGCAACTTCAGCAGCAGTTTTAGCGATGATGAAATCAGCTAAATTTGGAGGAAGGTGGTCGTGAGCAGATAATCCCATTGCAAGGGCTTCCCAGTCATCACGGAAATCAGTTTTACACAAAGTAAAGTTAACTTGGAACTCTTCTGGTTGAAGAATGTTCTCTGTCAAGGTAACAGTACCAGTTGGAGTAAAATCACAAGAACCGTCTTTGATTAGGTCGCTCATAGCAACTTTCTTCAATACTTGCTTGAATTTTACGTTTGGTTTAACAGTAACACCACCATTACGGATAGTGCTTGGGTTTAGTAATGCTGCTTGAAGATACGGTAAAGCAAATTCACCAGCATAGGTAGTCGTAACGTTTGTGGTTGTAGCCATTTTTTAATTGATTTTGTTGTTTGTATTATTTTTTACTAAATAAGGATTGGAAGACATAGTCTTCTGTTGTTTTCTTACGCCCTTGAGCATAAAGATGAAGTTGCTTCTCCTCTACTTGAGCATCTGGAGTGTGAACCAAAGTGTCTGTGTTCTCTTGTGAAGATAACTCTTCATTCATAGACTCATCTTGTGGTAAATCAACTGGGACATCTTCCGAGTCCTCTGGTGAAATAACCTCAAGCACTTTAGTGTACATCTCTTTCATCTCTTTCATAGCAGACTCAAATTCGTCTCTTGAAACATAGTCCATAGAAGGCGATTCCATTGGTGCTTCTTCAGATGTGGGTGCTTCAGCAACTCCACCTTGCTTATCCTCAATCTCGTCTTGAGCCGCAAGTTCTTCTAAAACAACAACTTCCTCTTGTACTTCTACTTGATTGACAGAATCAGCTTTTAAAGCGTCTTCAGCCAATTTCACGATTTCGTTGAAAAGTTGTTTTGGTGTTCTCATAATAAATTAAACATTTTATATTAATACTAAATAAATATTCTTTTGTCTTATTTTTAGGGGTAGGAAACTATTTCAGCCCAATTAAGACCCTTGTATTGAACCGATGCCTTGATTGATTAACTCTCCTTTGCAGCACTTACTTGAATAGGTTCTCCCATCTTTACATAAGCACCCTCTCTTCCCTCCTTTGGGGGATGAATAAGACCCAACATCGTTAGGGTCTGCATATCTATTCTTGTTTGCCATAAATCTCGTCTAATAATTCATTGATTTTGCTCATCACAGACAAGTCCCCTTCTTTTAGTCCTTGATTCTCATTGAATATCCCCTCAATAGAAAACCCTAAATACTTTCCGCCCTTAACATCTTGCCATACATCCTCATTCTCAACACGCATAGCAACTGCCCAAGAACCTTCAGCGGCATTTAAGCCATACAAAGCAGTTTTATCTTTAGCCGTGTCCTCTACAATCCAAGACTCCGTTAAAAACACCCCATCCACTTCCATTTCGTGTTCTATGGTTGCATTATGAATCTTAAGCGATTTAAGGTACTTTTCAGACGCTTTGCGGACAGTATCTTTGCTAAATGTTATATTATACTCAAAACCTCCATTGTTGCGGTAAATCTTCTTATCTGGGACAAGAGCAAGACCAATAACAAGGCGTTTCTCCTCATCCATTGTCTTTAGTTCAATTTTATGCTCCGACAGAGCAATAAAATTCTCTTCTATGGCGGGAAACTCAACCAAAGAGATTGCCTCTATGCCACTATTGTCTTCATCATCGATGAACAACTCTATTGTTTCTAAATCGTCTAAATTTCTCATAAGGAAAGAATTATATTATAACACTTGATTTATTGGTTTTTGTTTTATATTCCAGATGCCTCAATAGCATTTGCTTCAATCTCACCAGCAGTCGCTATATCATCATAAACAACATACGCCCTTGTTGGCTCACCTATTTGTCCAGCGACAGTCTCTGCTAATTGGTTGCTTCCACTTGCCCCGACTACATTAAAGTTTGGGTTGAAACTTTGGCCTCCGCCCCCGCCTCCGCCTCCGCCGCCTCCGCCAACATCTCCTTTTGGCTTACCGTTCCAAGAAGATATTGTAGATGCTATAATACCAGCAATAGAAAGACCAGCAGATGTTTTAGTCAATGCGATACCTTTACCAAGACCGCCATATAGTCTTGTAAGGGCTTGACCGAGATATGCAGCACCAATCGCTGGGCCTAACATTGCAGCGTTCCTTTGTTCGAGCGCAGCAGCCGCTTCAGTTGCGGCAGTTTGTTGGGCTATACTTGAACTTGCCTCAACAACTACTTGTGCTATCGCAGCACCCTTTGTCACTAATAATCCAGCGTTAGCAAGTGCCTCGCTTTTAGTGGCAATACCTTGTATTATGCTGCCTAT